GTGCTTGCCTTTGGCTATGTCAATAGCCTCCGACTCGTTGCGCCACTCATCCAACTGCAAGAGTTCAATCAAATAACCTAAATAACTTGGCTTCATACTACGTTGAGGAGTTCGAATGTTGCTTTGCCCGTTGTCATATTCACCTGTGCTGAGTTCACAATGTACTTTTGGTTGTTCCAAATGATAGCGTTCTTCAAGTCCATCTTGATAATCTTGCCTACTGGCAGCACCGCATCTATCTGAATCAACCTACGGCTCTTGTCGTACAGGTCGGTGATGTAGTCACTCCAGTAATCGTTGTACAGGTTTGAGTTCACGCTTTCAAGGTGATAAGGGTCAATGTCGCTTCCAAACACAATAGAGTCAGATGCTCCTGCGCTTGTGTAGCGGTTTGAGGTGTTAGCGTACCACGCAGTTGTAACCTCACGGCTTGTTACTCCATCGGAGTTTACAAATGCAACTGAGTTTGCATTGAGGTCGTAATTGTCAAAGTATCCGTAAAACAAAATAGGTGCGCCCAAGTAGGGATTGAACTTGCCATCCTCGTTTGCGTCACTTGTGATGCTCTTGTAAACGAGTACGTTTGTCAATGCGCCCGTGTGTAGGTCGGTCAACCTTTCAAACAACGGGCATTCAACAGGCAACTCTACGTTGAACTCATCACCATCAAAACTAAAGAAGGCACGCAGGTCTCCGTAGCCATTGCCATAGATGCGCTTGTAAGCGTGTCCAAGTATTTGGTCAGTATCTTGGTACAAGAACTGAATCTCACGATATAGTGCAGGGCGGTTTACCACGTACTCGGTTATGTCAAAGTAGGTCTGGAAGTTTTGGTCGGCTCCTGCTGCGTACCAGTCATCCAACGGCTGAAGTAAGTAGCTTGTTGGCGAGGTTGGTATGATGACCATATTGTACATCTTAACAACGGCAGCAAGGAAATCCTTGACCTTCATCTCAGGCATCAGGTCAGTAATTATAACCTGAGCCAAAGCATAGGAGGCATTGGCAGCCATAGACACATCAGCACTTACTACCGCAGCAGAATTTGTGATTGTCATTTGCGTGACTCGGTACGTCATCGCTATGTTGGTGCTTGGTCGAATCTTGACCTGAAGCGACTCTACGTTATTCGTTACGGGAACATCAAAGAGCGTAGTGACTCCTGTGCCGTTAGCAGTTGCCTCCGATACGAGTACGCCATTCCTGAACACACCAATGAAGTAGTCATCCGTGTAACCAGTTATTGTGACGTTTACTGCCACGTCATAAATATCACCCGTTCCACTTAACCCCACAGGACTCCACGTTTCGGTAGCGAGGTTAAAGTAGTCGGGCGTTGGTGATGCGGTATTCGTAAAGTTGATTAACTCCCAAGCCGTAGCAGCAGGTTGGTTTTGATACATATAACCTTCTCTTCGGTGCAGCCAAAGAGCAAGGTCAACAAACGGAGTGGCACTTAAGAACGAACCTGTGAATGTAATTCCGTAGGTATCTTGTATAGCACCCAACACAGCCGTAGCCTTGAGTGCTGGCTTCAATTCATAATAATGGATGCCGTGGTCTTCGTTGGTTCCCTTGTAGTGAATGTTCGGGTCATCCTCTGCTCCGCTATCCGAATCATAGTACCAGTTGTCAACGGGACTCATCATCGGATAGAATACAGGCGCATAGGTGTCAGTGGTCAATCGCTCAAAGACCGCATTGTCGGTATAGGCGTGGTTGTATTCCGCAGGGAAATCCAAGTCATACAAATAGTCCTCACCAAACAAATCAGCAAGCGTTACTACATCCCCATAGAAGGTGATGCTATAAGCATAGGGTTCCGTGCCTTTGAGTTGTACGTTCTCTACCTCTACGACTCCTGTGCGGAATGGCAAGGAGTTGATTTCGATTCTTGCTGCCTGTCGTAAGCGACCATCAAAGGTCACCGCAGTAGTGGTGCTTGTCAACGAACCTCCCAACGCATCAAGAGCATCAGCGCAGCAACCAGCGGCCTCTACTTTACCACCATCCTTCAGCACTCGGAACTTGTAATCCAAAAACAAAGATTCTCCGTTTAAGAAGGTTTTCTTTGTCAGGGTAGACGTATCTATGTCCGAGCGATAATAGTGCTGAAAAATGGCGTTATTCCACGCTGAGGCGGGTACTGTGAACGTCTGAGTGAAGTCCGTGAATACCTTGCTGATGTCTTGGACGTTCTGCACCGACAAGTTGATGGTGATTTCCTCATCATCAAACAGGTCAAGGCGAAAGCCGTTGATGTAAATATCTACCTTGTTCATCGGATTAGGCTACGCTCATCAAAGGCAAAGTTGAAGGTCATCGTGTAGTTGATGAGGCGTTGGTTCACGTGCTTTTGGTATTCTACGCTTCCACGCTCTGGCGTAACGGCATACCACGAGCCATCTATCAACATAGCAACATTCTCACTCATTAGGATGTCCTGTACCACGTCATTGTGGTCTTCACCAACGAAGCCCGTGTTCAAGGTATAGGAGTTGCGTGAGTTCACGTTGAAGTCCGTGTACTTGCCTATCTCGGTAGAGGGGCTTGTGAAGGCATCGTTGTAGATGCTCTTTTGGTACGAGTCCTGCGTGAAGTTACCACGCTCATCGCTGCGCTTGAAGAACGTCAGGTAGTCCAGCATCCCATAGCGGTTGATGAAGGAGATTTGATAGGGCGTGTAGCGTGGCTCACAAGTCAGGGTGAATCGTTGCGTGAATAGCGTAGTGCCGCTTGAGTTCTTTACAATCACATCGTAGTAGTCACCCGTATCGTGTGTTGATGGCTTGATGGCATTGTCAAGGTGTGGATTGTTTTGCAGGTTCTGCGGGTACACCCCTGCGTAGATTACGCTCTTGGTTGATTGTCCGCCTGCTGCTGGAATTACGCTATCAGATGCCGTGTAGTAGAAAGTGTCAGCATCTCCGTTGTTCCAAACGATTTCAATCTCATCAATAGTTGAGAGGTTGTTCAACGCAAGTAGGCCGTATTGGTTTGCAAGTACATATCGGTTCCTGCTTACCGCAAGGTTAGCTGCGGTGACTTCCGTGTTGGATAGGTTGCTGCTCCATCCGTCAGTACACAAAAAAGCGTAGGTCGTTAAGTTTGACCATACGGCAGTATCAGGAGCTGCTCCGTTGTTTGAGTACCGCCAATCTCCCGTAGGCACAACCCACAACGCTTCGCCTGTCGGTGAGTCAACATAACCCGAAGAATCGTAGATACTGAAGTCGTGCAGGAACTGGTCACGAACAAGGTCGCTGATTTCAAAGTTGATGACTTGATTGATTGAGTAGTCCTTACTCAAAACGTAATCCGTGCCAACTACTGCCGTTCCTGTGTTAATGCCTACGTTCAGGGTCATCGCCTGAAGTTGGTCGTTGGTGAGGGTGTTGTTCTTTCCAGTGATGAAGATAGGGCTGCGTGCCATCTTCAAGCTAAAAGGATATCCAAGTATTGGTGTACTCATTGTAGGTCAGTGGGTTCAATTTTAAATGCGTCAAGCAAATCAGGAGGTAGGCGATTGTAAGCTATTCTGAATGGCGTGCTAAAGAATTTGGTTGCAGGAATACCTTGCCTGTAAACCGATTCCCTTACTGCGTATGGATTTAGTCCCTTGCTTTCTGCCCATTGCTTGAATGCAGATACAGGTGGCTTTTTATCTTTGAATTGGAACGGGCTATTAGGAGCCTTTTGCTTCCATATCTTGCCCTTATTGTTTTTTCTGTTGAAAGAACTTGTGGTGTTTCTTGTGCCGCCTGCGCCCTTGACACCTTGGTCTTGGAATTGACCATAGTCCTCCATTGAAAAAACCAACGAGAACTTATCACCCGAATAGTAGATGTTGTATTTGATAGAGCTGTAAAGTTCCTTGCTAAAGTTGTGCTTTCCTTTAGTCAGGTTGCTTCTTGCTTGCTGAACGACATACTTGCCGAACTTAATAAGCACCGCAGATATCAACTCCTGCCGTGCCATTTAGCAGACGCTGATTTCGGTGTTGGCAAGCAGCACGTCAAACGTAGCAGTCCATCCCGCAAGTAGGTTCTCGAAACGCTCGGAGAAAGGAACTGCGGTAGCACTACCATCCAACTGATACAGGTCAGAGTATAGAGTACCTCTGCGTAGTTCCGTGATGACATCGTTGATGACTGCCAACTGCGTGTTCAGAATATCCTGCTCGTTGCTGATTCCGTAGAACGGCTCGGCTTGGTCACGGGGATTCTCTTTGGTCTCATCTACAATATCCATACAAACAAGGCTCACGTTCATTCGGACTATTTGTCCTTCGAATGTTGCTTGGTTCACAATGATATGGCTCAATGGGAAGATGGTCTGCTTGTTCAGGTCAATATCAAAGATGTCGCCTGTCGTGACCACGTTCACTTGGCTATGCGCTTCAAGGGTGTCCTTGAGCTTGGTGGTGATGTCGTAAAACTGCCTCATTTCTTTAGTTTTTCTAATTGCTTGCGCTCAACGTCTCCTTTTTCTTTGTCAAATGTGAGAAGGGTGAGGCATTGGTGAACACCCAATCTTCCCACGCTTTCAAACCTTGTGACATCTCCTTGAGCGAGGTGGTAGAAAGAAGAATACCAACCCCACTTGAATCCGAACTGCGCTTCTGCGCTATACTCGTTTGCGGGTTCTCCAAAGAGCGAATCGTAGCGTTGAGTAAGTCGCTTCCTAAACGATAAAAAAAAAGCGTTGCGCCTAATACAACATCCATCGGTGCTTGCTTCATTAGGTCGCTATACTTCTCCGCTGATTCGTATGGCTCTATCTCGTAACGCTTGCCCAAGTCCTGCGTGATGGGTCGGTACAACACCGCCATCGTTTTATGCAGTTCTGATGTGCTGCTCATATAATTGTCCAAATCCACGTACTCACCAAAGGTGATGTCTTCGAGGTTTGGAACAAATCCGAACTCTTGCTTGCCAATGGTGAACCTTGTCTTAAGCGATGGCTTCTCGTTGAACATTCCGTTCAGGCGGTTGACCACTCCTGCAAGGCTCTTGAACTTTACGTTGGGCAATTGAGCAAGAGGCACGTTGCAAAAGATTTCAAGCATCTTATGCGTCAAGAACTCCTCATCGCCTTCCAATCGTGCGAAGCGTTGGTATTGGTCGAGTGTTATTTCCGACAGGTCGGTGGGTACTACTACCTTGAGTTCCATAAATAAATAACCTTATGAATTTAACGTATGGCATACCGCCCGTAGTTCGGTCGGCTTAATTTGTTGTAGGTGGCGTAGCGCACCGCATCAATGGCGTGGTTGAACGCATCAATGGGTTTGTTCAAGAGGTTTCCGTTCTTGTCTTCTACCCATTTGTAGTTTTGCATTTCCTTGATTAGGTTGCTGCTTCGTGGGGTTACGAATATCTTGTGCCGCTTCAGCACATCAATGCCCACTATGACGCTATCTGCGCCCTTCTGCGTGGGTTTCACGTTCCATCCCATACGATGCAGCTCCTCAATAGATTTGGGTTCAGCAGAATCAGCAAATACCTCTGACCGCCTGTCAAGGTTTAGGCTATTGAAATGGTTGCTGATGTCGGGGTTGGTTAGTCCCGTTCGGTAGATGAGTTCATCAAGGTACAGGCTGTCTCCCGCTTTGTACACCGCTACAAGTGCGCTTGGGTCATTCGTGTAACCGAAGTCGAGTCCGTATGCCAAGAGCGTTGCGTCCTGTGGGACTTCTGTCTGCCCAAACTGAAAGATGGTAGCACGGCTCATACCACGCTCACCCAAGCCGTAGATGCGCCAATAGTCCTCATCAGTTTCCTTCAGGCGTTCAATCTCTGCCTTTACCCCTGCATCAAGAAACGGGTTATCAAGGTAAGTGGTTTGATAGAAGTCGCAATCATCACGAGGCACCACCTTGTCGTATATCCAATGGAACGCATCCGAAGGGTTGTAGTCAAGGATGGCTTTGCCTTCGGTACGAAGGATGAGCTGCTGCCAATCTTCGTAGGTGAGTTCGTTGGCCTCGTTGATGTACAACAGGTTACGCTTGCGTCCTCGTATCTTCTGCGGTTGGTCAAGCGATATGAACTCCACCAAGTTTCCGTTCAGGTAGTATTCGTGGCTTGACTTGTTGTGGTAGCTTTCGTTGTATAGGTCGTGGTTCCGTAGTATGTCAAAGAAGTCACGCATCACCGAAGCCCGCAGGGATGGGAAGGTCTTACGGCAGATGGTAATTGTCTTGTCCGTTTCTCGCTCCGTATAATAGAAGATTACCCATAGCAGGATGTTGTATGTCTTCCCGCTACGAGTACCGCCCTGCTCAACGACTATCTTTTTGTCGCTGCGTCTTAAGTGGTTAAATATCTTATTGGTTTCAATCTTCGCCAAGCACCTCGATTTGGAATAGCTTGCCTGTGTTCACGTCTACCTCTTGACGTTCTACGTACCCACGCTTCTTGCCTTTGGTCTTTAGAAAGAAGATGGTGGCGGTTGAGTTGCCCTCCTTTATCTGCTTGTGCAGTTGGCTCTCTGCGAAGTCAATGGCTACGTCTCCTAATTCTTCGACTGCTGCTTTATAATCGGAATCCTCACGCATCCATCGGTAGTGGGTTTCACGTGCGATGTCAACCGATTTGCAGGCAGCCGTCACAACACCGAGCGATTTCTCTAACGCATCGAGCATTGCCTTTTTAGTAATGTCCTTATTTGTCATTCTTCTTTAGCACTGTGAAGAACTCTTTGTCAGATGAGGCCCTCAATTCTTCTTTTCTTTTTTTGAGCGACTCCAAGTGTTCAGGGTCAAGTCGTTTCTTCTCACGCTCCGTTTTTACTTTGCGGATTCGGTCAATCTCCTGACCCAAAGGCTCGCACTTCCACATTTGCTCCAACGAGTAATATACCACCGAGTATCGGTATGCGTGTTCGTTGTTATACTCAATGGTGCTTACTCCGTGAAGGATGTCTTGGCCATTGAAAATGGTTAGGGTGTTGTCCTCTACTTCAAGGGCGATGTCCAATTCGGGAATGATAAGGTGGCCACCATCTACATCTCTTTTGAATACCACCATATTCGACAACACTCCTTTGAAGTTTCCTGCATCGTAGTGGTATTTAAGTTGGTTATTCTTGTTTACGATTCCGCTTGTAAACGGGCTGCCGCCTATTGTCCAATCCTGCATCACCTTCTCTTCCACAAGTTTTGAGTGGTACTCGTATTGCTCAGGAAAGTGCTCTTTGTAATACCCAACCAACTCTTTGGCAAAGTCCGTAATGATGTGGTGCTGCTTCTTGTGGTTCATCGCCATTGATGTAACCGTGCAGTAGTCGTGACGCATTGCGACTCGTGGCGAATATCCAAAGATAGCGGAGATGGACTTCAGCCCACGTGACCGCTTCCCTTCCGAGTACTTAATGTTCTTTACCGCCCAACGCAAGGCAGAGGTGTCTGTCGTTAGCTTTTTGTATAGGATTGTTGGCTGATTGTCCACATAGATAATGCAGTCCTCCTTAATCATTCGACTTACGTCCGAACGCAGGGCTGACCGCTTTTTGAATTTGTCCTTGTCAAAGGGGACACGCTCAAGGTCGATGCGCTTCATATCTTCTTTGCTTTGTATTGTTTACCCGTGAACTTTGGCTCGTAGTACCAAGACTTGTTCTCCTTTATGATTACACCGATTGTTGGGTCAATGCTCTTAAAGTATTCTATTTCTTTTTGTGCTTGAACCTTTCTATCAAACGACTGACATCCACCTGTGCCCCCACCGACAGGCTTGCACTTTATGGCGTGACGTGCGCAGAAAAGCGTAAACTCATTATTGTTTACAATATGAAAGAATTGAGAGAAGTCCTCAAAGGTGCTAATTCCCTCCATAGGCCGAAAGCTATCAGTTCTTATTAAGTAACAAGTTTGAAGCCTTTTATTTATGTGGGTAAATAGTTTGTTGCTCTTATTGTAAAACTCAAAATCATACGGGAAGCACACGGCTCCAAGATTGTCGTGCTTATCAAAGTATGATATGATTGTTTCAAGGTCTTCAGAAATTGTTCCTATTGCCGAAACATCATCATCAACCTTAAAGATTAGGTCGTAGCCGTTCTCTTTGGCGTATTGCTTCCCACAAAACAAAGAATAACCAAGACCTGCGTTGCTTTTTTCAAGCATTAGCTTGTTTGGGTGGTCATAGTTGTCGTAGTCCTCCTTTTCAAGAACAACAATAGAGTCTATTCCAAGCGAGTCTACAAACTTCTTCCCGAACTTTGCAAACACATCTGCTCGGCCTTTACTTGGAACTATTGCTAATGCTTTCAAGGAGGTAGATAATTACGTCAGTATTGCTTTCAAGTTGTTGCTCCTTTGCAAGGCGTTCAAGTTCTGATAAAACGTACTCATACTGCTGCGAGTCAAAGTACAGAGTAATCTGCTTGACTTTGGCGTTTATGTACGAGTCAAGGGCTTTGTCAAGTTCATCTTTGTCAAAGTCAGGCTCCTTGTCGTCATCAAAGTATGCAGCGGGAATATCAATACCCCAATCAGATAGGTCGCTTATCTCCCACTCGTTTGCAAGGATGTCCCAATCCCATTCACCAAACGAGGAGTTGTCCTTGATGATAAACTCTTTCTTCTGTTCCTCCGTTAGTTGGTCAGCTACAATGATGGGAACTTCCTTCAGTCCTGCGGCAATGCAGGCTTTAAGGCGCATATTCCCACCAAGCACTACCATATTGCTATCGACTACGATTGGACGTATGTCAAGCATTTGTGGGAAGTCCTCAATCGATTTTACGAGTTTCTTGAACTTATCGTTCTTGATTACTCTTGGGTTTGATTGGTTTGGTAAGACCTTTGAAATAGGTACTCGTTTCATAATTAAATAACTCGTTTAGATAAATGGTGGTTGTGTGTTGCTTTTAGCATCTCTTTAAAGTCCTTCAGGTCACCGAAGGCATTGTGGCAAGAGCGACATAAGGCCATCAGATTCTCAATCGTGTCTGCGTGCTTGCTGCCGCCCATCCCTCTTGCTTCAATGTGGTGAATGTCTACGGCTTTTGATTGGCACACCTCACAGGGAATCCAATCGGTAATGTCGTAGCCCATCCCCTTCAGGTAGACCTTTGTGTGGTTCTTCATTTTTTCTTCGCATTTCGGAATAACAAAAAACGCAGGTGCCACGAACCCAGCTTGTTTTTCCTTTTGAGTTGTTAGTCCAATAATATCTTAAAGATATGTCCTTACGGCACCTCTTACAAATTTTACTTTTCATCGCAATGCGTTGTAGTAGCAAAGATACTGGTCTACGCAGATGAGAGCACCTTGCTTTGCTGCGGCTTGAGCAAAAGTACCATCCGCCTCGTAAATCATCTCGAAGCGCAACTTTGGCAGATGGTAGGGTTTAAACATAAAGCAAGCGGTGTCTATGTTTCCGATTCTTGGTTGGTCGGTAGGGCGTAGTCTTCCCTCTTGTCCCCAAGTCACGATTGACGAGTCAAGCGAGTTAAGGTTGTTCCACTCCTCAATGAATTTGTTGTGTAGGATATTATCATCGTCCAAGAAGTACACCCAATCATCTTGCGTGAATTGGTCTTGGTATAGGTCAAGGAACTCGTTGCGTAGTGGGTGTCCCCAGTGTCCTGTGTTCTTTGAGTAGTAGGTTACGTTTGCGCCTGTTGATTCCTTGTAGTCTGTTGACGCATCCATCATCACCACCCACGTAGCGTAGCTTGGGATGTATTGTTTTATCCTCTTGAGGTTCTCAGGACGTGAGCAGGGGGTTACGATGTAAAGCATCGGAGTTCATTCATTTTGGTCATTGTAAAATCCTGCACGTATTCGTATAACGATTCCGCTATATCAGCAACTTGGTTGGGGTTGTCATTTAGCCTCTTGATTGCTCCTGCCCATTCCGAAGGATGGTTGATGGCTATGCAGTTATCCTTTGTAATGTAAGGCGTATAGGGTTCGGTCTTGCTTACAATAAGAGCGCATTTGCTGAATCCTGCTTCCAGCATCTTTAGGTGTGATTTGCACTTTGCGAACTCGGATGTTGATAGTGGCACGAGGCTAACGTCAAAGAAGTTGTAGAGGCGATGGTATGCGTTCGGTGGGAATGTTTTAAGCGTTGTAGATGCGTTCATCATCTGCGGGTAGTTGTCTACGTCCGCAACATACGCTTCATAGCCTGCGAGGTCAATTGTTGATTCCCTTACGTCTATCTGATGGTGGTTGCCTCCGATGTAGCCGAATCTTACTTTGTCACTCGGCTCTCGCTCTATCTGCCAAGTAGGTACGCTGATTCCGTTTGGTATGATTCGGATGTTGGTGTTGTACTTCTTCACCTTTGAGGCAAGGTGTTTGTTGGTTACCCATACCTCATCTGCTGCTTTCATACTGCGTACAATTCGCTCTCGCATCTTGTCAGCATACATCCCACGCAAGGGATGCGTTGGTGGCAGTACCCACCAATCATCTTGGTCTACGATTAGTTTGATTCCCTCTTTGCGGCAGAGCTTCACAAAGTCCTCAAACGGCTCAACAGGAAATGCACGGCTTGCGAAGATGTGCGTGACCTTTGCCCACATATCAGGCTCTACGTCCGTGATTTTCTCTATAAACATAATGTCCGCCTCCTGATGACAAATCAAAGGGGCGAACACTCGGTGATAGGCAACGCCTGAATTTAGCTTGTGAAAAGCAATAACAAAGGGTCTATTCATAATGCTCACCCTCGTTGCCGTTGGTTCCGATGATATCCATTCGTTTGTTCATATTCTCCTCATTCATAGCCCATTGCTCTTGCTTGACTTTGAGTTCTTCGTTTCTTGCCCAATCACGCATAGCGTAACGCTCAAGGTGTTCCACCCACATACGAGCAGCAACTGCTCTGCGTTGCGGTTTGAAGGGGTAGGTCTTGCGGAGGCGGGCCATTGCAATCCTCATAAATTGGTCTCTCATATCGATAAATCGTTTTCGGTTAGTAGCGAATGCAGCTTCTCTCTTGTGTCATCGTAGGCTTTGTGAACCTCATCGGACATTGAATCAGGAGCGTACTTGGTGTTGGCTCTCAAGAAGTGGTCAAGCTCCCAAATGATGTAGGCGTACTTGCCTCCATTGACGGCTTTCTCGAACTCATCTTGCTCATCGGGTAGGTTGTATTCAAGTGTTGCTTTCATTGGTATTTCTTGTACAGGTTGTTGACACGCTTGTAGGCTTGGAGTTGGTCAAGGAAAGCCTCATCACCTGTGCGGAGCCATTTGAGTTCTGAATCAAGAATCAGCATCTTAAGTTCAGTTTCAAAGTCGTAGTTCATTTCTCTTTGGTGTTAAAGGTTATCGGTATTGCCCGAAGTTCATAGTCATCAAATAGCGAAGTGCTACCTCCAATTAGCGGTGTAGCTTCTCCAATTCCGTATTTGTATTCAATGCGGTATGGTTTTGCAACTCCACCATAAACCTCAAATACAATGGAGTTGATGCATCCGTCAATGTAGAACGGGTACTTTACAAGGCCATCATACTTGTGATTCTTTAGGGATTCAATCATATCAGGTAAACGGCTTAAAGCTTGGTCGTAGATGTATTGTTCAAGCTCACTCATAACGTACCAACAATCGTATACGAGTCCAAGTCCTCACCCAAGATGAAGAACTGCTTGTAGAGTTCAATGGCCTCCATTGTCTTGCGTTCTCCCTCCTCTACGAACTCAGGGCTGATGCCGTAGATGCCGATATCAAGACTGCTTTTGTCAATGGCGATGAAGAAGAACTTGTCAATCGGCACACCAAATAAACGGGTGTAGATAAACGCTTGTACGTCATAACCATATCTGCGAGCTGAATGGGGGAATGCACGCAGGTCTTGGGTACTTTTAAGGTCAGCCAAAAAACCATCTGCGTAGATGTCAGCCTTCGCCCTAAACGGCAGGCCGCCAATCATACCAATCTTTGGTACTTCAAACTCGCAGCCAGTAATCAGTCCTAATACGTTCTCGTTACGCAGCAGAGCATCTGCGATGCGTTGGGCTTCGTTGTACTCCTTACGGGTGCAGATGTTGCGCTTTCCTTTAGCATCTTGCCAAGCCTTTGCGTTCTTGCTTTGCACCTCAATCACCTCGTACTCCTCTACCTTGTGCGGCTCAAGAGCCATCAGGTGGACCAAGCGACCTACGGCAAAGGCATCAGAGTCTTCGCTGCCGTACTTGGTGACGTAGTGGTAGGTCTTGGGTGAGGTCAGCAGCAGCTTACAGGACGATGAGGACAGGGCATTCTTTGATAGGTTGCCGTAGTAGAATGAGTCATCCTGCATCTTGGCAAGGACTGTGTCCATATCCCAAGTGCTGCCGTCAAGTAGTTCTATGATTTTCATTTCTCCTCAAACTTTTTAAGCATAAACTTTTCATAGTAGCGGCAGTAGTCACGCAGCACTTCGTAGAAGTCTTGATGATATGGAATGGACAGGAACAAGTCATCCACATCATCGTGGCCGTGAACCCAAACACGCATTGCAAGAACGAAGCTATGGTTGTCAGCATCATCAGCCCAACTATGTGGCTCGATGGCTTCAGCAGATAAATTCTTTTTCATTTGATTGGTTTTGATAAAGATAAGCAAAAATGTTTATTTGGGAAAGGTTATGTCGTGCCATTCCATTGTGTAGAAGTTGGACTCGTACCATTCTTCAAACTGAACTCGAACCAATGCATCTCGGTATGCCTTGCGAAGGTTGACTTCTTCAATTAGCTCAATGTCTTTGAGTATTGATTCAGGAATATCAAACGACTCGAACTCTCGGAGTAGTTGGGCGATTGTTTTCATTCTTCTGATGCTACGTTTGTTGCCCAATTGATGTACGCATAGTAAATCTGCTCATCAAGTGCGGGTGGTGGGTTATGAATAGATGAGGTTGGGTAGGCGGTGGTCATAATGTAGCCATCAACATCCGACTGCTCCTCGTGGTAGGTGATGTCCATCTCGTAAGCGTAGAAATCATTGACGTGGTCATAACCGAGCCAATTAGATAGAACTTGGTCAGAGTTCAGGTTGTCGGGGTCGTAGTCCTCTAACGCATCCCAATAAGCTTGCGGAAGCACGTCCTTGTCCTCAAGCCAGAACTTTAGGTCTTGGTAATCAAAGTTCATATTCCGAAGTATTCAAGGGTGAATAGGTAGGCGAGGGTAATTGCGAAAAGCGCAAAGGCTTGGGCGGTGAATTTAAGCAAGTTCTTCATTGTCAATTTCTGATTGAGTTTCTTCGAGTAGTTCTTCAAGGTCAATCTTCTGCATCGCCCACTCGTAAAGGGCAACATAAGCAAGTTGACTTACATTATTAATCGGCCCCCATTCTGAAAGGTCCCATTCGTATGCTGGCGCAAGTTCTTTGCAGATATCCCAGCAATCACTGTAGTAAATGACATCGGTGTCGAGGTCAATGTGGAGTTTTTCCTGAAGCGAATCAACATCGGTGCGATTACCATTCTTGTGGTCCTCTTTGATGTATTCTATCAGAGATTCGGTTTGCTCTTCGAGCCAGAGATACTTGTTGAACATTGTGATTGGTTTTTAATGATACCCAAAAATAAATAAAAATTTATCAACACAAAATAAAACAAGTCATTTGCTTAAAATTGGTTTTTAATTGCATAAAAAAAGAGGGCTATTTGCCCTCTCTCCATTGTGTGTAGCAAACTGCTACTGCTTGGTCTTTGTCGGTGTACTCGCTTCCGATAGCCTCCAAGCAGCGTTGGATGTATTCGGATTGCTTCTCACCACTTGCTGGATTCGGGATTGGCATAAAATAGACATTTAGATTTAGGGACACGATAGAACTCATCCAAGCCGTTGCGCTCGTTTGTTGCTATTGTTTTGATTTCACGATATTCATCCTTGTAGATTTCAAACGAGTGAGCCAGCAGCAGGGCTTCGGTCTCACCGCACACAATCACATACCAGAAGTCACCGTATTTCTTCTTGCGGCCCAAGAAGCTCACCGTGTCAAACTTAAAGGACTCAGCATCCGTGAACGGGTAGCCGTGCTTTACCTCAACCTCAAATGACACCAGCTTATCAGCCTTCGTGTCCAGAGCCAAGATATCGACCTTGTAGTCCTCCTTATCCTTCTGAATAATGTTGAACCTGCTTCCGTGCATTTCAAGCCATCGTACAAGCACTTCTTTGCCCCAGTCATCATTGCGGTCGTAGGAGGCCTGTACGAACTTTCTTGCTCCGTACATCAGTAGGCGTTGTATAGTGCCTCAAGTTCTTGCAACCTACCACGCATACAAGAACCGCAGCTGGTAGGCTGCACGTTATCGTTGAATACTCGGTTGTAGATTTTATTTAGTTCCGTTTGTTGCGCTGCGCTTACCACGTTGCGGCCTTTCATCGTACCAATGAACTCGTACTCCTGCTGCGTCAAGCATTCGGGCTTGCGGTATCGAAACAACTTGTTCAGCTTCTCCTTGCGGGCATCGCATCCGCAGTCTACGCCTGTTGCTTCGCTGAACCAGTCAACGGCTGCCTTGATGCCTGTGGCGGTTGTGATTTGCTCAATAGTGTCACCGAGTCCTCTTGGCTTCCTGCCACGCTTTGTAGGTTTCGTTGCAGTCGGTTTGGATTCGTTCTCTTGCATTTTTTAGGGTATTGAAAATTGAACGTGCTGAGATTTTAGTTTCATCCGCAAGGGTGCGAATGCTCATATCAGTATTGTGGTATAGGTGGAAGATTTTCTTATCATACCAATGCCAATCATCGGCAGTCTCCCATATCTCCTCGTATAGGGTTTGTAGTTCGATTTCTGCTTCTACGTTGGCCTCTTCAAAGACAAGTTCATCTTCAAGGGTAGATACATCTACAAACTCAATTCTTGATTTTGCCTTCATCAGGCTTGTGTACATATTGCGGAGGGTAACGTACACGAAAAAGGTGTTGACCTCCTTCTCGTTGTACATTATTTTCTCGGCATCGTCTACGTACTTGTACAGGCGTACGTACATTTCTTGGACAATATCTTGCGCCAGCTCTTGGTCTGCACCAAAGCTCCGAGCCATCCGAATCCAGTCGGTATGGCGGTTCGCAAGTATTGTCAGGAGTTCCAACTAATCTCAAAGATTATTACAAACAAGGCGAACTGAAGTTCGTGCTGCAAGTCTTCGCCATCAAGGTCAGTTGTTGAGGCGTAGTTCACACCAAGTAGCAATCCTGTAATAGGCCAAATGTTTACTTCAAAATTCATCGAATGTCTTTTTCAGGGTTAAATATAACTCTTTGTATTTAGATAACTCCGTGACCATATCGTTGAGGTGTTTTATTTCGTTTGTGAGCGAAGTCAAATCAACATTCTCAAGTGCCTCAATTGGGTTGTCATCACGCACGTCACAGGCAATCTTGTAAGCCCATCGGTAGTCTTTGTACAACATACGTGCCTCGTGGGTCTTGCAGGCGTGTACGATGCTGCTATGGTCTTTATCTATAATGTATCCAAGCTCATTCAAACTTGCGTGTGAGCGGTATGCTTTGCAGAATGCGCCTCTTGCTAAAACGTACTCACGTTTACGGGTGTCGGTGTCCGACAGGCCCAAGCGAGTCATAAAGGTTGAATAGTTCTGCTGAATCTTTTGTAGTTCAAAGGCTCTCATCTGCACTTGATTGGTTTAAGCTCATTTTGTTTGTATTTTTCTAAAATGTGGCTCATTGGTAAGCTATAATGCATATGGTCTTTGAGCCGCTTTATGTTCATTGTACTGCACCACTCAACGAGCTTGTCTTCGTTGTCTTGGATGATGGTGTAGTCAAGAACAAGGAATTGGTCGCCTTTTGCCTCAAAGCATTCGTACTTCTGAAAGGGGGATAGTATCTGCTTCATAGACTGTCCTCTATTATGCGCTGCAAACGCTCTATCTCAAGTATCATCTCCTCGTTGTTGATGCGGAGCCTTGCATTGGCAAGCATCACTTCGTTAAGTTTGCTATTTGCGAACTGTCGGTAGTCAATGAACTGCTGAAGCAATTGGTCTGCGTGGTGGCAATTCATTACGTGGTCAAGCATCTCATCCTGTACCTCTCGGCCTTTGCTCTTGTCTGCTGCTTGATGTGCTAACCAAATAGCCGTACCCGAAAGCATCAGCTGCTTTTCACGAATGTATAGGTCGTGTAGTTCTTCAGAAGGGTACATCGGCAGAGGGTGTTTGGTCTTCTTTAATTCCGAGCAAGTTACGCCCGTTCATCTTGAATCCAACATTACCAATAATGGACTGAAGTACAAGCGGTGTTTCCAATGGCGTTACACGGCCTCCCGTTTCCATCTCCTTGACCTTGCGCACGTGGATGTGGGTAAATATCCAATCAAACTCGTGCTGTGAATAGCGGTGGATTACGAGTACCGAATCGGCTCGGTTACCCCACTTGCCGCCTCCTTCAATATCAGAAGTCATCGGGGGCATAGGCATACCTGCGTATGTGTGGCTCGGGGCGTGGGTCTTACGCATTGCCTCCGTCACGGGGTGAGTATTGACAATAGTGGTGACGTTGTTCTTGTGAGCAAACACCCGAATTGCAGAAGCCACCTCGTAGTGGTATTCGTGCATCCCTGTCTTGCCAAGTTTTTTTTGGTCCGTTGATAGCGAGTTGTAAGGGTCAATCATCGCTCCTGTGTAGTCCCATTCGTTTTTGATTGAGTCCATTACCTCCAAGAGTTCAAAGGCGTTGAATAGCCTGTTGCCGTCTATGAATTGGAAGTACTCATTTACGAAGTCCAACTTGCGGTGCATCGTGAGTTCATCAAGACCCTGAATAGGTTTGCAAGCAAGAAACTCAATAAGCTTACGCTTGAGCGAATGTACATCGTTCTCTGATGAATAGATGAGCCACTTCTTGCCGTGATTGTATGCTTGAAGAAGCATCAGGTATATCAACGTGTGGGTCTTTCCCACGTTGGCGTGGCCTGTGACCACCACAAACTCTCCATCCTTAAAGCGTAGATATTGGTCTAACTCAAAGACACCGAGTTTGCCTGTGTCATAGTATTTGCCCTTGAGCGCACGCTGAAGGTAAGGAAGTGAATCTTCGTTGGGAAGTAAGTCGGGATGTTTCATTTTATCTGATTGGTAGGGCTAAAATAAATAAAAAATTTAGTTGAGCAAAAAAAAGCCTCCCGAAGGAGGCTCTTGGCGCAACTGCCTGAGAAACCAATCAGAAAGGCGATTCGTTGCGTGTAGCGAAGTGTTCAGTGTGCGAAGCGGGTGCTGCTGATTGGCCAGACATCCACTTGTTAAAGGTCTCTGCGTTCGCCAAGATGGTGTTCACATCGTGAGCTGCTGCACAGGCGTACTCAACTGCTGCCTTCAGGGCAACTTGGCGGATGATGGAAGCGGAGCGGTCATCACCTGACGATTTCGAAGCGTTGGAAAAGCTGCCTCCGAAACTTCCACCACCGCCAAAATTGTTCGGGCGTTGGATTTTGATAGTACCCTTTTCGTTCTTGGAGTACTCTACCTCATCGCCTACGGCATACGAGGGGGTTTGTGATTTTGCAAACGCAGTTCCGAAGTCTCCGTTGTCGAAACGGATTTCTAACTTGAACAGGTCTTGCCATTGCCCCGTAGGGGTGATTGAAACGATTTTAGCCATTGTTGATTGGTTTTAAATAAATAGAATTGCTTGCTGCTCCAGTACCTCGATTCTTGCTTGAAGCTCTTGTACTTTGTTTTGGAGTGCTTGGATAGACGCTTGCTGCGCCACGATGGTTTGAGAGTAAACCTCTTGAGAAAGTGATAGTGTCATCTGATTGGTTTTAAGTTTGACTCTACAAATATAATCAAGATTCGGAATCTACAATCAATCCTTCAAAAATAATTTCAGCGGTGTCTTTTGCTATGGCTTGGCTATGCACGAGCTTGATTTGCTCTACATATCTTGGACTGTCATCCCTAATTGCTCCCCACTTCTTGAATGCATCAAGCGCAAACTTGACCGCCATAATCGAGTTGTCTACATCGTACCTGTAATTGACAAGGCAGGTTATGTGGACTTGGGTAATCGGTACGCAATCGAACTCTTGCAGTTGATGCAAGACTTCACCGCAATGTTTCTCTTTGGCTTTGGCTCGGACTGTCCAATGCTTTGATGCATAAAATGCATTTAGGCTCGGAACCTTGCTAACCGTGACCTTGTAGGCCGTTAGTCCGCCTGTTGGTACCCGCATTGGATGGCGAAGTGGTAGTCGAGCTTTGCTATCTGACCAAGCAGCTCTTGCTCTTTGTATTTCGCCTGTTGGCGAGCCTCGTAGGTTGAATCGCAGTTAGCAAAGAGCGAAGCGCACTCCTCAAGGATGAAGTCAATCTTTCTGCGTTTGGCTGGGTTAGTATAGTACTGCATACTCAACTGATTTGACTTCGCTTGTTGTGCTTGTTGCTCGTTGCTCATCTTGGACTGATAGGTGGATTTGGCGTTCTAATTCAAACTCAAGGTGGGCGATAGCCTTCTTGATGTCTTGGGTGATGGGGTTGTTAGGCTTCTTGCCCGCCCTCATCAGGTACGTGAGTGCAGTCCCTAGATTGTAATTGTCGGGTTGGAAGTCCTGCACCACATCCTTCGCCTCTATCTGCTTCAGCTTTCCGATGTAGTAGGTTGGTGTCTTGCTCATTGTCTGATGGTTTGCTCAAAGGTAAATCATCCCAATACAAAAAAATTTAGTCGCTCACTATTTAGAATGAATATAAATTAGCATAATCTATTCATAGGTACTTGCGTATGTAAAGATTATTTTGTTTTTTATACAACTTACTTAACTTACTTGAGTCAAGTATACAAGTATACTAACTTACCAAGTAACTTGAAAGAAAAAGAAACCAAGTAAAGAAAAAGAAAGGAATCTCGCTTCTGCTGCGTTATTATACGCATAACCATACAACCATACCACTTTGGGTAGAAAGTGTATTAGAACGCATATAAATGCCCTCTACGGGCTTATTCGGTCAACTTGTCCACCCACCGCTTGAATAGGTAGATGATGAGCAGCGCAACCAACGAACCGAAGACAAGTTGGTCAAAGTTCCACCCCTTGCGCTTTGGCTCTTGCTTGGTCAGCACCTTCGTTTGGGTGACACGGATGGTGTCAGGCAAGCACGTAGCCTCAACCACGACCTTTCGGTCTATGTACTTGAGCTGAAGGCGCACCTTGTCTTGGTAGATGGTCGTGTCCTTTAGCACCTCCAATGTGTCCAATAGGTACTTTGTTTCGGTTACAATCACCGTGTCCTTGACAATCACACTCTGAAGGATAGGTTGAGCAGTACGGCATCCGCTAACTGCCGCAAGAATCGCAGCCGTCAGGATTGTCAATGTTGCAGGTCGGTTGAGGTGCTTCCTCAAGTTGGTTGAGCCATTCATCAAAATTGGAGGTATTTGGTTTTGCCATTGACTTTTACTGCCTTTAATTTTTGTTTTCGGTTCTTGCCCTCTACATAACTCACGTGAACCCACGCAGGTTCAACATCAGTCCCGAACTCCCAAATGATTTGGTCGTACTCAAGGTTGCGGGCAATCCACTTAAATAACACATCATTGCCTCCAAAGAACTTTAGGTCGGCCGCTTGAGCCTGTACGTGCTGCGAGGTCTTTGCTCCGCCTACTCGCTTGTTGACTTCGGGGCTGCGGTACGCACTTGTCACCTCAATCGCTCCTAACGCATCTCTCGCAGGTTGTAAGACGTTTTCTGCAAGCGCACGAAGGTTTCCCTCCAAGTGCTTCGGTAAAGCGTTAGGAAGGCCTGTATTCGTTTTGGTCAGTTCAGCAAGACTAAAGTTCTTGGTCATTGGTTTTGATTTTGTTATAATCTTGCTCGTTATTGGTTTTGATTTTGATAAACCTACTTAACAATCTTAAGTAAAATTGTTGAACCGACTTAACGACCTTGCCCTCCGTAGGGCTTCTTGTAGTTCTTGCTCGGCTTGTTGCTGCTTGCACTCTTTGAATGCTTGCCTCGCTTCTTGCTCTTGCTGATGAACTTACTTACCGCCTGTTGCTTTGCCATCGTTAGGGTCTTTTAAAAACATAAGTGCAAACGCTCCCATCAGGAACGCAGATACCTCCGTAAGCGTAGCTCGCTGGTAGAACACCAGAACGAAGCATAGCCCAATAATAAGAAGTCCCAAGATGGTGGTCTTGGGATTCTTAAAGAGTCGCTCAATCAACACGATTCTTCTCCTTTAGCCAATCCCTGCGCCACTTCCACAAGGTGTAGGCAAGCGATGCCATAAGCACCGCCAAGCCCAGTGCCTGATGCACATAGCCAACAAGCAGTCCTGCGCCTGTCAAAGACCAAGACGTGATTACTGAATCAGCAGATTCCTTTGTCATTGCTCAACAGGCGGAACAGGAGGTTGGCAGTAAGCAGCATCGGGGTTGGCTACGCAGTATTCTTCTGCGTATGCTTGCTCCCATCCTGCGAATACGTGAACCCCGCAAGGAGCAGGCCATACAACGTACGAGGCAAAAGACGTAGCAAGAGGCTGGTCAGCCCACAGGATGTCAACTGCGTACTTCGGTGATGTGGTGATGCACTCGCCTTCGGCATTGCGCTCCAAACAGATGTAGCCAAGCTCAACTACTCCCGTAACCAGTTCGGAGTTCCAAGAGGTGTTGCCTTCGGCATCGGTAGTTTCAATCTTGGCTTTTGCCGTAGCCCATTGAGCAGGCGTGAATTCGTATTTAAGGAATTTCATAATTGAATTGATTAAAGTTGAGTCAGTCGAGCAAGGGTACTAT